CGGGGCAACCAAAATACGCAGAAGCTTCCAAGCTACAGGCAAGCTTAAGACTTTCGAGCGAATCTGGTCCGGTTTTTTTTTGAGAGTTTCCTTGAGCTGTTCAAATTCGTCATCCGAGAGCTTTTCCAGGTTCGGGTCGTTCTCGTCGGAGAAGGCATTGTAAGCATCGCACAAGGCTTTCAGTTCATCATTGGTGCACAGGGTTCGCATGTGCTCGGCATTGCGGAAAATAGGCTTTCCCGTTTCAGGGTCGGAGAAAGCCCGCCACATACTGTGCACAGCTTCCTGTTCGCGGTAATCCGCAAAGTTCTGCGCACCGATTTCGATGCCGTCACGCATGAACTCTTGCTGGTTATCGACTTTCGCCTTGCGGGCTTCGGAAACCGTCAAGAGCCTCATGCGCACTTTCAAATCGGGAAAGCCAGGCCACTCAATATCCTTGGTGGCCTCGTGGGCATTCTTGATCTGGTCGATAATTGCAGATTCTGCGACATCGACCTTTTCGGCTGCATCGTGAGCGGCTTGAATTTTATCAGAAAGTCCGCTCATCAGCTAACCTTACGTTTTGCGGCGTAAAATTCGAGTTGGGATTCCTTGGCGGTCTTGCCGTCCACTTCGTTCGGGGTGGACTTGAGAAGATGAACGCCGGTATAGGTGACCTTGTTACCGCCAACATAGTTGATGATAAAGGTCCAACCCTTGTCGTTTTTATCTTCTTCCTTGACCCAATCCAAGTCCGCGCCGGACTTCGGGAGATAGGTAAGCGAGAAGTTGAACTTCTTCGGGACCTTGATGTAGTCTTCGCCATTGAAGTGCTCAACAGTGGTCGCAACTTCGATTTCACCTTCCTTGAACTTCGAAAAGTCGGTGATTTCGGAGCCGTCTTTAATGAGAGAAATGGAAGAAATTCTCATGGTTTACTCCTTAAAGATAAAGGTCGATGGTGTTGTAAATCTGGTTGAGACCAGGCACAACAGGTGCAGGGATTTGGCAGAGCATGCGGCCCGGTTCGTTCTTCGATTCCTGCGTGATGAACTGGTCTGCGTAATCGTCGATGTAACGCAAGATTTCTTCATCTTCAAGATCCTTGGCCACCTTCTTGTTTTCTTCGTTGATGGAGTCCGCAAGGAGTGCGTGGATGACCTTGTTCTTGAACTTCGCCTTGTGCGTAGAAAGAATTGCATCGCGGAAGTAGTCAAGCGAAGCGATAACGCCCGTGTCGATGAGCTTGGTGAAGCGAACGCCGCTGTTGTTGCTTTTCGTGGTCACGGCACGCACGATGCAGAGCTGACCGTCTTCTTCGACGAGCGGAATCACACCTGCGTAAAGCAGCACATCCTGTTCTTCGCCGCTCCACTTGTCTTTGATTTCGGGGATTGCAAGCCCCGGAATGGCGACCCCGTTCATCGGAACGTTCGGCTTGGAGTTGCTTGCGAAGATTGCACCGAGACCCGCAGCAATTTCCCACACGGTAGCATTGATCTTGTTCTTGACCGCCGCGATATGCAGACGTTCGTAGTTATGCTTGAGAGCTTCGGTCTTGGCGGCGCTTGCGGAGGCGGCAACCATCGCACAGACGGCACGCTGACCACGCTGTTCTAGCGGTGCAGCGGCAGCTTCAAGATGAGTTCTGAGCTTGCCGAGGTTCGTTTCGTCATTAACCGGGCTTACAATGATGTGGAAACGTTCAGGGAAGGCGGCTGCAAGGGCCGTTTCGAGACTTACCGTGCCAACGCCAGCCGAAGCACTCAAAGCACCTGCGGTGATGCCAGCAGCTTCGGATTCGACGGACACGTTCAGGCCGCCCGCAGCGGCGGAAACATACTCACCGCTGCACTTTGCGGTAAGAGTGACCTTGGCGGTAGCGGCTTCGGCGGTGACAGGCGCATCTGGAGTGTTGTTCACTTCGGCTGCAAGGGCTGTCGCGACAGCGGCGGCGGTGTCGGTCTTGGCGACACCCACGCTAATCTTTTGACCGTTGATGATGACGGAAACAATGCCAGCCGCAGTAGCCGTCCCGGAAAGCGTACTTTCCCACGTAGCGGCAGAACCCGTCACGGCGGCATGTCGCAAGAGCGTAATCTGGGCATACTTCCAGGCTTTCTTTGCAGCCTTGTACATCTGCATGAGCACGGAACCCGCACCGGCAAGCGCAATGGCTTCCTGTTCGCTGGAAACTTCCGTCGGCTTGCAAGCCGCAAGAGACCCCGCAGAAGACACGTCGCCAATGAGCAGCACCTTCTGGATGTTGGCGGGGAGACCGTTCGGGCCAGCGTAATAGTTGTAGCCCGTGTAAGTGCCCGGAATCATCGTTTCCGGGATGTTAGGATTCAGGTTCATTGTTTACCTCTTTGAAAATCACTGTGCCCTCGGCAAGAGTCTCGTTATCAGGCGTTTCACTCTTGAACGTAGAGCAGATAGATAGCAGTTCCCTGTAGTTTTCTTCGGCGGCTTCGGGCACGACCGTGAACTGCGTTGTAAATTCAATCTCTACCACCATGCAGGAAACAGCCAAATGCTCCGCAGTGGTCACTTCACGCCAGTTGCCTACGGTCAAAGGTTCCATGTCAAGCCCCAATTTTTTCTTGTGGAGCTTTCCGATGACATAGCGAACAGCCGAGTGCGCCAGCCTTCGGCGTTCTTCTTCATTTGCGACATTCTTGATTACGAGCGAAACGACAATCTTTGGCTTTTCGTCAAATTCACCGCTATTATCCATCGAGGAGTATTCACCCGAAATCACGGCACACGCAAGGCCCGGGCGGGAAAGGGCTGAAATGTTATGCGACACGTCAATAGCCTTGAAGTTCATAGGCGTGTTGTTGTCGCGTAAAAGGTCCTTGATAGCCTTTTCAATCACGTAGTCATTCGTCACGGCTACAGGCGCACTCATAAGGACCTCATTGACGCCATGGTGAACAGCGCGTCACCGCTTTTTGAAACGACTTTGAAGCTCGTTTCGGGAATTTCTTCTTCCGGGACAATGCCGATGGAAACATCGCCTTCCGCAATGCCTTTCAGAAGGGCTATGGCGTTCTTGTAACGGAGCTGCATGCCGTCGGAGACATTCAGCTCTGTCACGCGTTCGTAAAGGTTGTATATCGAAAGGTCGATGCAGATGGTACGCAGTACGCTCGGGATACCCGGAAGCGGCAACTTGAACCGCTTGCCGATATAGGCATCGATAATATCGCTGCTCTCGACAATGGCCTTTTCCACGATCGCCGCGTTCACGGTGCCCGTGGCATTCGGGCTTGTGTCGTCGGTAATCTCGACCAGGCGGGCTTCGGGAACATGGCCCCGGATATCTTCGAGCGTACAGTAGTTCATGCGTGACCTTAGCCTGCGGCTTTGATGACGTTCTTCAGGAGGAAGCCCGCATCCTTGCCCACGACCAATTCCTTGAGGTAGGAACCGACCTTGAGCTTTTGGGCACCCCTGAGGCCGATATCTTTATCGACTTCGTTGGAAGCGATACGGTCGCCACACTGGGCCGTGATACCCCACGCCACGCCATCCGTAAGGTTGGAGAGCGGTTCATAGTAATGGGCCCAGATATTGCTGCCCCAGCAACGGGCAAGCACCGGATTACGCGGGTTCTTGGTGGTGTTTACGCGGGATTCACCCACGAAGATTTCGTCCACTTCGAACAGTTCCGCGACCTGTTCACGGGTAGCGACGCCACCAGTGAAGTTGCCGCTCGGGTAGAGAGCCTTCAGGATGTTTTCGTCGCGGCGGAGCTTGGCCCATACGGCGGCACCCATGCCAATGCGGTTCGGGCGTGCAAGCGGCTTGTCAAGATATTCCAGGAGAACATCGACAATGTTGAAGCCGTCTGCCCCAATGCCTTCGGAATTTTCATAGGTGTGCGAAAGACCTGTGCCATAGTTGGACGTACTTTCGACAAGGCCTGCCACGCGCATTTCACGGCCAAGTTCAATGCGGTCAACAAGTGCCTGAAGATGAGCATTGACAAAGCGGTCCGGGTTGTCAAGCTGGTCGATATCTTCCTGCGGGATGATGTCTTCGAGACCGTAAGCGACACAGAAATCAGTCTTTTCTTCGCCAGAAAGGTTGATGATGTTCGGTTCGGAAGTACGGCCCACGCGGGTATCCTGCACGGTAAAGCCGTCACCCTTCGTGCGCTCGGTGTACTTGAAGTCTCTCTTCTTGCCGTCAAGCATCTTGATAGGCATCACGTCGTTAGCGATGAGCTTCTTGTTCTTGTACGCAACGACAAGCCCGGTCTGCTGTTCGCCAATCGGAAGGATAAGACCCGTGGTGGCGCAGGACAACCCTGCAATCGGGGCAAGCGAGTCCACGAGAATCTGCGGGACGCCGCAGGCGGTAAGCACGTCTGAACCGGCAAAAGCGGCTACAGCGCACACAAGAGCGAGGAGAATGAGCGAAATTTTAGTCGTCTTCTTCATGTTGTTCTTCCTTTTTTGAATTAACCCGAAATGACGCCGGCATAGCCGACCTGCACCTTGATGACATCGTTCGCAGCTGCGGCAGCTTCGAGGGCAATGGCATACACGACATCGTTTGCGGTGGAGGCCGTCACGGCCTTGCCGTTTGCGGCACTCTTGATCTTTGCACCTGCGGCAATGGAGGCACTTGCGACCACGGAAGCGATACCGTAGGGTTGCACTTCAACGTCAGCGCCTGCGGCGGCATCGTTGATAGCCACACCGAGCACTGCATCGCCAGCACCTGCGGTGGTGACTTCGCCAGCTGTAGAACCGAGCTTCACGAAGGTGTTCTTCGACACGCCGCCGGTTGCGGCCTTGTACTTCATGGCGTTCACCGGAGTGGTGGGAACACCGATACCGTCGAGCTTGATGCGGATGAAGTCGCCGCTTACACCGCTATCGAGAGCGATAGCGCAGCCCGGAGTTGCAGAAGCCTTGACGGCCTTGCCATTGGAATCCGGTTCGACCGCATCTCCGAACGAAACGGAACCGCCAAGTTCAATTTTCGCGATACCGTCAAACTGGACATCGCACGGGCGGCCAGCATCGGAATTGATGTCGGTAGAAACACCGAGCACCGTATCTTCGGCAGTTGCGAGTTTGACATTGCCATCCGAAGTGCCAACCTTGGCGAAGCGGAAAGCGGGGACCGCTTCTTCAGCGGTGAAATTGAGAATATTTCCCTTCATTCTGGGTTCTCCTTATTATTTGATACATTCTTCGGCAGCTTCGGCAAAAGTGAGCACTCGCCCCTTCGCTTCCTGCTCGGCCTTGTAGGCGGAAATCTTTTCGGCAGCCGTTTCCGCCTTCTTGGTGTTGAAAATCTTCGTTTCGCCAAATTCCACGATCTTCGGGAGCGCAGCAACCGTCTTGTCAAGCACATCCGCGACATTCACACGGTCATCGCCTTCGCCAAAGCAGCCTTCGCCATCAACAGGCACTTCCTGGCACACGCCAAAGACCTTCATCAGGTTGTCCTTGAGCACCTGATTGCAACGGCCATCGGCAATAGCCTTGTCCAAAGTCTCGGAGAACGCAGCCCCGGCACGCAGACGCTCCGCTGCAAGCTTGTCAGCCTTGAGGGCGTCGTTTTCGGCACGGAGTGCCGCGTTCTCTTCGCTCAACCGCGCCGCTTCGCTAGAATTGCCTTCCGGGATAGATGCGGTCGGCTCGTCGTGAGGGGGCGTTGTAGGCTGAGGATCCTGATTCCCGTTCTCCGGCGAACCAGAACCATTTTCTCCTTCGTCAGTATTTTGGTTACCATCGCCGCCGCCAACCTCCCCCGGTTCCCCGAAGGAGGAGGCGGTGTCAGCGGTTTCGTTTTTTACAATCGTCTGTTTCGGGAAGTTGTTCGAATCCTTGATTACGTCACGGACTGATTCGAGATCCTTCACTATGTATTCCGGGTAAAATTTGTTAGCAGCATCGATACCGTCCTTTTCAATCAGCTGTTCGCGCTGCGAGCGGAAAAGCGAACCGATAGATTCAAGCTTATAGATAAGTCGTTCAAAGACCGATGCCGGGACAAGCCTATCCCAAGCAAACGATTCCGCGAACATGCGCACATCCTGTTCGGTTACGCCCTTGTCCGCTTCGGCAAACATTCCTTCGCCAAAGCAAAGCGGGGCCATGCCCTTCATCGCAGGGGCGCGAGCGCCAAGTGCTCCGAGGTGTCTTAAACCCTTTTTCAAGTTGCTGTAAACGGACGCGGAAAGGTACTTGAAGCCACCCTTCTTTACCTCTTCGGCAAAGTCGTTGCTCACGTCGTCGAGTTTCACCTTGAGCACATTGTCTTCCACCTTGGAATCGACAATGGAGCCGACACGCGGATCATCGACTTTCGGGTGCCCCTTGACGAGCGGCGGCTGGTAACCGGCCTTGAGCTGTTCGTGAATACCTTCGTTCAAATCTTCGAGGTCCGCTTCGCTGAAGTTGTATTCCTTGCCAGCCATGTCAGTGACCTTGCCGACCTTGAACGCTTCGACCCACGGTTCCTTGAGGTCATCGGATTTCAAAAGTTTCTTGTCTTTCATGGCTTCAAAGTTACAAGCAGAAAACCGAAAGAGGAGATGACAGAGTCATGTCCTATGTCACGGTTCATCAAGTAAGTTTGTTGCGAGGCACTATATGGACAAGAATTTTTGGATTGAAGCTTTCAAACAGTTTGGCATTAGCGTCGTGTTCGCTGTCATGCTGGCCATCTTTTACACTAACGAAAACGCCAAGTGGGAAAAGAACGCCGCCAATGACCAGGTACGCTGGGAAGCCGTGTTAAAACAGTACAGCGACGACCAGAAACGCGCACTTGAAACGATACGTGCCTGCTGTGCCGAAAACCATGCACCTTCCGGGAGAATGCAATGAGCAAAGCAGAACTCAAGCCCCACGCAAAGGAACTCTACACAATCCACCAAATGAGCCTGGCAGACATCAGCCGGGCGATTAACATTTCTACACGAACGTTGCAAACATGGAAGGCTGAGGAACATTGGGACGAAGCACGAGCCGCTATAAGTGGCAGCGAAAAGAACTGCCACGCACAGCTCTTCGAACTTGGTGAAGTCATGGCCCGCAGAATTAAACAAGACGAACTCAACGGTGTGAAGGTCGCCCCCGAACGCTACACAACATTGCAACGCATCATTGACACGGCTGAACATGCCCGGAAGTATGAAGCAGTTGCCCCGAAAAAGAACAAGTCCGAATTATCCTCGGAAGAACGTGCCAAGAAAGCTCTTGCAGCCATCAAGAAAGAACTGGGTGTAGCGTAATGGCCTCGTTGACCGAATTCTTTTTTCCTTATCAAAAGCGTTGGCTAGCCGACAAGTCGAAAGTCAAGATTTTCGAGAAGTCCCGCCGTATCGGCGGCACGTGGGTGCAAAGCTTCGAAGACGTGCAGGACTGCATCGAACAGCCCGGACTCAAGGTTTTCTTCAGCTCAGCTGACATGACCGCAGCAGCTGAATACATCGACTATTGCGAATCGTGGATTCAGAAACTCAACGCCATCGCCAAAGCCCTTGCAGAAATCAACGCCGAAGACATCGAGGACTGCGAATTTGCCGACGAGGACAAAGGAATCAAGAGCAAGATAATCGAGTTCAACAACGGCTCCAAAATCTACGTGCTCTCCAGCAACCCCAAGGCATTCCGCTCCAAAGGCGGAAAGATTGTCTGGGATGAGGCCGCCCACCACGAAAACGACCAGAAGATGTGGGCAGCCGCAAAGCCCGCCGCCATGTGGGGCTATCCCATCCGCATCCTGTCAACCCACAACGGCGTGAACTCGCTCTTCTACAAGCTCATCGAGAAGTGCAAAAAAGGCGAACTTGACTACAGCGTTCACACCGTGCCAATCCAGCTCGCAGTAGAGGAAGGCGTTGCCGACCGCATCTGCGGTAAGAAACTCTCCAGGAAAGAACGCGAAGAATGGCTGGAGCAGGAACACAAGGGATGCCTTACTGAGGCTATTTGGCAAGAGGAATACTGCTGTAATCCGCAGGACGAATCCAAAGCCATGATCAGTTACGACCTGATTCACAGCTGCGAGCGTCAGGGCGTTCTCGGGCTCGAAAAGGCCAAAGGCCCGCTCTACCTGGGTTGCGACGTGGCACGCCACCGTCACCTTTACGTCATTTACGTTTTTGAAGACATTGGCGACCGCCTGATTTGTCGCGCAGTAGAGGCCTATCAGAACAAGAAGTGGAGCTATTTGGAACAGAAGCTTTACAAGTTCCTGAAACTCCCGAACCTCATCCGCGGCTGTATTGACCGCACCGGATGCGGCGACCAGTTCACAGAACGGGCCCAGGACAAGTTCGGCACGGTCAAGGTAGAGGGCGTTCTTTTCTCGAATACGGTAAAAGCCGACCTCGCCATCAACCTTTTGCAGGCTTTTGAAGACCAGAAGCTCATCATCGAGAAGTGCCCGAAGTTCCCGGGCATTGACACCAAAATCGAGGACGAGCAGGCTGAAAGCATCCACGCCGTCCGTAAGATTGTCACCTCTGCAGGGAACGTCCGCTACGATGCCGCAAGCACCGAGCAGGGCCACGGCGACTTCTTCTGGGGCGCGGCCCTTGCATACCACGCCAAAACCGCAAGCGACACGGGCCCGATATTCGCGCAAACGGCAGACCCGTTCAAGGAGCAAAATGTGGATATGAGCAGCTTTTAAAAAAATCGCACAGAAAGGCCCTTTTAAGCCCGTTTTCTTAAAACCCTAGCAAGCGGACATCAAGTTTAAAAAAATCGTTTTTCAACGAATTTGAACGGCGATTCAACGAGATTAGAAACAGACCGAGGATTGCATGAGCAAAAAAAATAAAAAAAGCACCGAAAACAACAAAAAAGATGGCGAAAAACTCCGCCTGGCGACCGAAGTGGCCACCCGTGCGCTCGCCACATTCGTTTCGGGCGAAGACTACCTGCCAAACCCTGACCCTATCCTCAAGGCGAAGGGGGGCAACATCAAGGTTTACCGCAACTTCGTTGACAGTCACCTCTCCTCAGTAAAGAACAAGCGCTTCGCCGCCATCACGAGCCGCCCCTGGACAATCGACGGGAGCAAGGGCGATGCCAAAAAGGCGAAGATGCTGGAAGAATACCTTTGGAACCTCGAATTCCGGGACACCATATCGCAGATGCTCGAAGCCATCGGCTACGGTTACGCCGTGCACGAAATCGTGTGGAACGCGGTAGAAACAGAAATGGGAACGCTCATATTGCCCACCGAAATCAAGGACCGACCGCAGGAATGGTTCAAGTTCGACGACGACGGCAAACTGCTTTTCCAGGACAAAACCGCAAACCGTTCGCAAGTTCCCGACAAGAAATTCCTGGTCACCCGCAACCGCCCCACCGCAAGCAATCCATACGGTGATCCAGTCTATTCCCGTTGCTTCTGGCCTCTCACTTTCAAGAAGGGCGGTCTCAAGTTCTGGATGTTGTTCGTCGAAAAGTACGGCATCCCGAAGGCGTTGGGCAAGGTCCCCGCAGGGACAACCCTTAAAGACCAGAACACATTCCTCAAGATGCTCTCCGGGCTTGTACAGGACTCCGTGGCGGTATTCCCGAACACGGGCTCCGTCGAGCTTCTTTCTCCGCCCGCAGGAACAGGAAGCGATATCCACAGCAAGCTCGTTCAGTGGGCAGATTCCGAAATAAGCAAGGCGTGGCTCGGAGAGACTCTAACCACAGAGCAGACAAGTTCGGGCGGCACCCAGGCCATGGCGACCGTGCACAACGACGTGCGCGCAGACCTCGCCATTGACGATGCCGCGATGATTGAGTCCAGCATCAACCAGCTTATCCGCTGGATATACGAAATCAACTGGCCCACCGAAAAAGTCATTCCATGGATGAACATCATCCTCCCGGAAGACTTGCAAGAAGCCCGCCTTGAACGTGACGTGAAACTCACGCAGCTTGGAGTGAAGTTCAACGCCCAGTATATCACCGACATTTATGGCATCGACGAAAAGTATTTCGAGATGACCGAAAATTTGCCGCAAGGGGCAATGTTCGCGGAAGGCCCCGAAAAGAAGCCTCATAAAACGGGCATCCGCAATGCAGGTCTCGAACTCCGCAAGCAAGTGAACGCGTTCACC